CGCATGGTCGAAGACCCTTGGCGCTACGGCTGGCTAAACCCCGCCTGGCAGCGAGCCGATTCCGCCTACGACAGCCTCCGCGAGAAATTCCCCAAAGGCGTCACCGAACTCTTGATCCTCGGCGGCAACCGCTCCGGCAAGTCCCGCTACTTCGCCCGCCGCGCCATGCAGCACCTCGTCGAGAAGCCCGGCGCGAAAGTCTGGTGCCTCCAATCCACCGAAGCCGCCAGCATTCAAAACCAGCAGCCCTACTTGTGGGAGTATTTGCCGAAAGAGTGGAAACCCAGCGCCAGCGGCAAACTCAAAAAAGGTGCCGTCGCCAACATCACCTACTCGCAGAAGGGCGGCTTCACCGAAAACTCCTTCGTCCTGCCGAATGGCTCGCAGTGCTGGTTCAAGTTTTACAGCATGGATGTCACCTCCATCGAAGGCGCGGAGTTGAATTTCGTATGGGCCGACGAACTTGTCACCCCGGATTGGCTCGAAGCCCTGCGCTTCCGCTTGCTCACCCGCGACGGCGAGCTCGGCATCGGCTTCACGCCGGTCGAAGGCTACACCACGACGGTCAAAGAATACCTCGATGGAGCAAAGACCTTGGAGGAATGCCCCGCCCCGCTCCTTCCCCGCTACCGCGACGGCCATCTCCTCGGCGTCGAGAGCGTCCCCCGCGTCCAGCAATGCACCCGCGAGAAAGCCCGCGTGGTTTATTTCCACACCGCCGACAACCCCTTCGGCAACCCCGAGGCCATGGAGACCGAACTCCGCGGCAGCAACCGCGAACGCATCCTCATGCGAGCCTACGGCGTCCCCACCAAAGCGCGGCTCTCCATGTTCCCGAAATTCCGCGAGAATGTGCATGTCGTCCCCCACGACAAAGTTCCCAAGGAGGGAACCGTCTTCCATTTCGTCGATCCCGGCGAAGGGAAAACTTGGGCCATGTTGTGGATTCGACCCCGATGGCCGGTGCTGGATTTACCGCGAGTTCCCCGACCAGCTCGACTACATCGAAGGCGTCGGCTATCCCGGCCCGTGGGCCGAAGCCGATGGCAAGCTGCAAGACGGACGCCCCGGCCCCGCGCAAAAAGCATGCGCCGGGTTTGGCTTCGAGGACTACAAGCGAATCATCGAAGCCGCCGAGAAAGCCGACTCCGCCGAGCCCGCCGAGCGTTGGATGGATAGCCGCTATGGCAACACCCCCACCATGACGCACGAAGGCGTCCGCACGCTCATCGAGCAATGCAGCGAGCGCATCGGCCTCGACTTCCGCGCCACCAGCGGCCAAGCCATCGTCGAAGGCGTCACCCTCATCAACGACTGGCTCGCCTACAACGACGAAGCCCCCGTCGATGCCCTCAACTCCCCCCGGCTCTACATCAGCGAGCGTTGCCAAAACCTCATCTACGCCCTCAAGACCTGGACCGGCAGCGACGGAAAACGCGGAGCCACCAAAGATTGGATCGACCTTCTCCGCTACATCACCCTCAGCGGCGTCGAATACGAAGACCCCGCCTCCCTCCGCACCCGAGGAGGCGGCTGCTACTAAATCCTCCCTCCGTGTCCTCTGTGTCCTCTGTGGTCAATCCCCTCCCTTGACCTCCCCCCGTAAAATCTCCCTATCCATGAAACTACTCCGCCGCCGCGATGTCATGGCCCGTCTGGGCGTTTCCGCAAAGCAAATCACCAAACTCATCGACTCCGGCATTCTCCGCCCGATTCGCCGCCAAGGAGCCCGCGCCTGGTATCGCGCCGCCGACCTCGAAAAACTCGCATGAGCATCAAACGCACCGACAACCACGGCAGCCTTTCCCGCAACAAGAAAAAGGAAAAGGAAACGCACCCCACGCACAAAGGCTCCTGCATCATCTTGGGCCACCAGTTTTGGATCAGCGCGTATGTGAACGAAAGCCGCGACACCGGCGAAAAGTATTTCAAGCTCTACTTCGAGCAGAAGAAGCCCCGCGAGGAATCCGCCGCCGAGCCCCATCCCGCCTCGCTCTCCGAGTCTCCCGACATTCCTTTTTGAGCATGACCGCCGAGGAACAATCCGCCGCCTGGTGCGTGCCGCCCGAGGAAATCTGGTTCCGCGCCGTGCTCCTCAAAATTACCGACGCCATCGAGGACGCCGCCGAGATCACCTGTATGCCGCAGACCGCGCAGAACCCCGGCCTCCTCGCCCACAGCGCCGGTGGGTTGGAAGCCCTCCGCACCCTCCGCGAAGAAATCGAGCGCACCCGCTCCGAGGCTTTCCTGGCGAAGAAATAATCATTTCGTTGGCGTCAACGAATTGATCCCCCTCCGTGTCCTTTGACTCGCTCGCTCCCGCGAGTCCAACCTTCCTCTCCGTGCTCTCTGTGTCCTCTGTGGTCAAATCTTTTTAGCCCCCGTTTAGTCCCGTTAGTGCCCGTTTAGTCCCATTGCGCCAGCACCCCCTTCCGCTCCCTGCATTTCGCAGGCATTTCCTTTCGCAAGCGAGGGCTGAACTGCTCGCCGCGAACTCCGTGGAAACCGTGCGGAGCCGCATAAAACCTCAGTTCTGACACCGCGACTTGGACGCACCACAAACCATGGACCAGACAGAATCAGCATTCAGCATCGGCGAAGTCATCGACGCGCTGGGAGTCACCCTCCCGACCGTGGATGAGACATCTCCGGCGGCCCCCGAAGCCGACCAGGAAGCAATCGCGGATGAGACGCCTGACAACACCCCAACCGAAGAAACCGAGACCGAAGATTCCCCTGAAGATTCGTCCAATTCGTCCGATCCGTCCGACGAAGCAGACGACGAGCCCGAGGAAACCGACGACGCCACCGACGACGAAGACCCCGACGAGGAGACCGTAGAGGCCGAACCCGCCGCCGTGAGGAAACTCACCAAGCGTGTGGACAAGCTCACCGCCCGCGCCAAAAGCGCCGAGGAGCAAGCCACCACCCTCCAAGCCGAACTCGCCGCCGCCCGGGATGCGCTCACAAAAGCCCAGCCCATCGTGGTGCAAGACGCCAGCGACCCCCTCGCCGATGTCACCACCGCCGAAATCCTCGAAAGCCGCCTCGCTGCCGCCAACACGGTCCTCGACAATGTGCCCGACCTCATTGCCAAAGCCGACATGGAAGGCGAAGTGGAAGTGCCGATGGGAGACGGGTCTACCCGCAAGTTCACGAAGCAAGAGCTTCAAGAGCGCCTGCGAGTCGCCCGCCAAATCCTCAAAGCCGAGCCCGCCCGCCGGAACTACCTCGCCCAGCGCGAGAATTTCCAGCACGAAGCCCGACAGGTTTACCCCGAGCTTTTCCAAGACGAATCCCCGGCCCGCAAGATGATGCTCACCACGCTGCAAGCTTACCCGGGCATCGCCAAGCTCCCGAATCTCGAACTCATCATCGGCGACGCCATTCGCGGCCAAGCCCTCCGCTTCCAGCAAGCCGAGGCCATGGCCAAAAAATCCGCAGCGACCAAGCCAAAAGCTCCCGCCGCTCCCGCGAAACCCGCCGTCGCTCCCAAGGTTGTCAGCCCCTCCGCCGCCCCCAAAACCAAAACCAAAGCCGACCCGCTCGATCAGTTGAAGAAGTCCGGAAACCGTGATGCCGCCGAGAATTTCGTCGCCTCACTTTTCAACTAACCCAACCCAAAAACTCAAACCCCCAAAACCACCACTATGGCAGCAACCCCCATCACTACAGTCAAAGGCCAACGCGAGGATCTCTCCGACGCGATGGTCCTCATCGAACCAGGCGACACGCCCCTGTTCAGCCTCTGCAAGAAATCAAAAGAGCCTACGAATGTTTTATTTTCCTGGCCCGCCGACCGCTACAACGACCCGCAAACCGCTGGCGTCCTCGCCAACGATGATGTCACCAGCTTCGACGACCAGCACGCGAACCGCGAACTCCTCTCGGGCCGCATCCAAAAAACCCGCCGCAGCTTCCAGGTCGATGATCTCGTGGAGCAAGTCTCTGATTTGGCAGGAGTTGGCAAAAAGCAGGCTTTCAACAAAGCCGCCGCCAAAGCCCTCGTCGAACTCAAAGTGGACATCGAAGCCATCATGGGCTCCGACAACGACAGCCAAGTTCAATCCGGCGCAAACCCCTACCGCACCCGTGGCATCGGCGAATGGATCAAATCCACCGCGCAAGCAGACACGGCCACAGCCGTTCCCGCCGCGTTCCGCACCCCCGCCGCGTCGATCAACACCACCGCGACCGCTTCTCTCACCGAGAACAATGTCATCGATGTGTTGGAGTCGATGTTCAAGGTCCGTCGCGCTCGTCGCAACTACGACCTCGTTTGCGGAACCAGCCTCAAGCGTGCGTTCACCAACTTCATCCGCACCACAGCGGGCTCGACGAATGTCATGTCCTCCGTGCGCACCTTCAACAGCAATGTTTCCGACAAGAAAATCGTGAACACTATCGACTTGTATGAGGGAGATTTTGGCGTTCTCTCATTGCATGTCTCGACCTACCTCGCTCATGGCGCGGCAGCCGCCGTTTCAGCCGCTCGCGGCTATGTGCTCGACATGGACCTCGTTTCCATCGGGTTCAATCGCAAGCCTCGCATGGAAGAGCTTGAAGACCGTGGCGGTGGACGCCGTGGCTTCTGCGACGCCATCTTCGGCGTAGCCGTCTCGAACCCCCAAGTCCTCGGAAAATTCGCGGCCACCGCGTAACACCCGCCCCCCAGCCCTTGCCGGTGGCCCCTCGTCTCAGGACAGGCCACCGGCAACCGGGCTCCCCTTTTTGACAATGGAAATCCTCAAAGAAGCCCTCAGCGACCTCCCCGGCGACCTCGCCGAAGGAGCAAACTCTTCGAGCAGTGGAACTCCCGCGCCGTGCTGGCCGACGCCCGCCAGCACGCCATCGCCGCCGACCACGCCAAGCAAGACCTCCGCTCCATCGAGGGCGTGGGCGCTTTGACCCTCTCCGTTGACCCCCAAATTTATCACTTCTGGAATTGGAAAGTCCCCGGCTGCTGGCGCGACTCCGATTTCATCGCCTGGTTCAAACGCAACTTCCCCCAATGCGTCGTCAAATGCGGCGGCACAGGGAAGTTCGCCATCCTCATGCCCGGCCTACGAACAGCATGACTGAATCCGAAGAGCCAGACCGCGACACGAAATACTGGATCGGCCAGCTCACCGAAGCCGCCACCGATGGCGGCTGGTTCTCCTCCGTCCGCTCGCGGAACTACGACACCCGCATGGCCCTGTGGGATGGCCAATCTTCCGACGGCAAAAAGTGGCCTGAGAATTACGGGAAAAATGTTTTCCCCTGGTCTGGTTCGAGTGATTGCCGCATCCGCCTCGCCGATCTCGTCTGCAACCGCG